AATAGTACTAAACGTAATTAAGAAGTTTGAAAAACGTGCAGACGATGGTTTAAAGAAGTACGGAGTAACACTCGAAAGAACCGATTTAAGCACGTTAGATTGGATTGAACACGCACAAGATGAGTTAATGGATGGTATACTTTATTTGGAACGATTAAAACAAGATTTAAAATGAAACAAACAGCAGTAGAATATGCAATACAAGAAATTGAAAAATTAGCTGGTATTAAAATATCAAGAGATGAAGATTGTATTAAAAGAGCCAATGAAGTTTTTGAGCAACAGATTAAAGATGCTTATCAAACAAGCCATATATCAATGATGACGGCAGAACAATATTACAATGAAACATATAATCAATAAAATGAAAATAGAAAACGTAAACGAGGTAATTGAAAGATACCAATTAGCAACACCAAACAGAGCAAGAACTTTAGTATATATCCGTTCAATAATGTACACGCAACTTCGTAATGACAAATGGACTTTGGCACAAATAGGCAAACTATTTAATAAAAACCACGCAACGATATTACATGGATTGAGATGTTATACTACAAACATAAAGTATCAGGATTTTAAAGATATCAATGAAAGAATAGAGCAAGAATTAAATCTGGCTATTTGTGATATTGAACCTGAAAGCAAATTGCAGTTAACAGACATTGAACTTGATATCTTAGATGCCAATAACATACACCAGTTTTGGGAAGTAAAAAATAAATTAATTAAAAAGTTATCAATTAAAGAATAATGTTTATATTTACAGAAATTATTAACAATTTAAAAACAGAACAATGAAGAATTTAATTAACATTCAAGCAGAATTAAAATGCCCAAAAGGTTCTTTCAACGCATTTGGAAAGTACAAGTACAGAAGTGCAGAACAAATACTCGAATCTTTAAAGCCAGTATTATTGAAGCATAATTCAGTATTAACAATTTCAGACGATATTGTAGAGATTGGCAGTAAACTATTTTTAAAAGCAAGTGCTGAATTGATTTCTTACAATGAAGATGGAAAAGTAGATAGAATTACTATTAATGGATTTGCAGAGATGGGAGAGCATAAAGGAATGTCTTCAGAACAATGTACAGGTACTGCATCTAGTTACGCACGCAAATACGCTTTAAATGGTTTGTTCTTAATTGACGAAACAGAAAGCGACCCAGACTCAAAAGATAATAGTCAACAAGTAAAGAAAGTTAAAACAATCACAGATGAAAGATTTAACAAAGCAATTGAAGCAATAGGAAAAGGACTTGCTAAAAAAGAAGATTTATTGCAGTTTGAATTAACTGAATCACAAAAAGTAACATTTGCAACGCTATGAGTTTATTATTCAGATGTTCGCAGTTAGGTAATTTAATGACAGAATCTCGTACAAAAAGCGAGGTTTTGTCTGCCACTGCAAAGACGCTTGTCGAAGATATGTTTAGAGAGAAAGAACTCGGAATCTACAAAGAATTTAGTTCACGCTATACAGACAAAGGTAATCAAAACGAAGATTTAGCTATTGAGTTAGCATCTGAAGTATTGGATTGGAATTGGATTCTAAAAAACGAAGACAAGTTTAAAAATGACTACATTGTAGGCACACCAGACTTAGTAAATGACACTTTACTTGCTGATATAAAATGTTCTTGGAGTGGTGCAACTTTTCCAATGTTTGACAAAGAACTTAAAAACAAATCTTACTATTGGCAGTTGCAAGGCTATATGATGTTGACTGGACACAAAAAAGCTGAATTGGTTTATTGCTTAACTAACACACCATTTGACATTGTAGAAAGTGAAGTTCGTAAGGAGCATTGGAAGTTGAATCTAATTGAAGAAGATTTATTGGTTCGTGAAGCGGTGCAAAGTTTACACAATTTCGACCACATACCAAACGATTTACGAGTTAAGCGATTTATAGTTGAATATAACGAAGCTGACATTGAAAAATTAAAGCAAAGAATTGAAGTTGCACGAGAGTATTATCAAGAATTATTATTAATTTTAAACAAATAAAAACAAAGTAAAATGAGTACACTAATTAATGCGTCAATTGACGTTACAAAAATCGACAAAAGCAAGTTATACAACGGAAAGTATCTTAACTTGACAATTTCAATCAATGATTCTACCGACCAATATGGTAACAACGTAGGTTTAACAGAATCGCAAACAAAAGAAGAACGTGATTTAAAGACTTCTAAGCGTTACATCGGTAATGGGAAAGTAGTTTATACCAATGGAGAGGTAAAAGTAGCTGAAAAGCAAGAAAAACCACTTCAAACTGCATCGCAGAAGTTTCAAAATATTGAGTCTGATTTACCATTTTGATTTTATCCTTTTCGGTGGGTGGTTAAACCGATATTTTTAAACTAAAAACTATGGAGCAGTACGTAATACTTTATTGGCTATCAAACGGAAAACCTGACAGAATGATAGTAAGTGCAGAAAGCAAAGCAGAAGCATTGAAAGAAGCAGACAAGCATCCAAGCATTATATACTATTGTGATACTATGGACAACTGGATTAAGTTCTGCGAAGATAGACGAGGTAACTTTAAATAAAAAACTATGAAAGCATACATTGAAAAATACGGAGTTAAACACTCAATAGAAACAGATTGCGATGATGAGGATGTTTATGAATTTACACGTAACATATACAACTTGATGTTAACGGCTGGATATTCTAAAAATAACATTATTGAAGGCTTACAAGATATTGTTAACGATAATTAAACAACAAGAACAATGAAAAAGCTATGGGAACATTTTATTAATTGGTGTGAAATGAAACAAGCATTAAAGGGATTTTTAGAATCAAGTGTTGCTTCAAATATGCCTAAGAAACAAATAGATGTACACGTTGAAATGATTAAAAAAAAGTACAAACTTAAACAACAAGAACAATGAACACTAAACAACGAAAAGACTTAGATTTGACTTTAGCGTTAACTTTACAGATGCAGTCAATACTTCATACCTTAGACGAACTATCGCACGAAGTAATCTATAAACGTGAGTTTAAACAACGTTGCGAAAACTTTTACACGTGGGTTGAAAAGATAGTTGAGAATGTAAGCGAACAACTACCAGCAGATTCAGCTCAAAAATGGGTTGAAATTGTTAATGAAATTGATAAAATTGTTCAAAAGATTCAATTGTTTGAAGATGAAAAGTAGTTAGTATATTGTATATTTGTAAAAGTTCGTGCAGGAACGTGAAAAAATTTAGTTTAGCTCTTATCTGATGGGTCTGCACACCTTGACGATAGGGGCTTTTTTTATAACTTATAATTATGGCAATATTTAGAAAAATACACACTCAATTATGGAGCGACCCATTCTTTAGTGAATTGGATTCTGAAAAAAAACTATTCTATGTTTACTTATTAACGAATGAGAAAACTAAACAATGTGGTATTTATGAAATATCTAAAAAGCATATTTGTTTTGATTTAAATTTAAGTTTAGATAAGGTAAATAAGTTACTAAATTTTTTCATTTCTAAGGGTAAAATTCAGTTTTCAGATACTACAAATGAACTTGCAATGCGTAATTGGAAGAAATACAACTACTCAACTTCGCCAAAAGTTGTAAAGTGCATAGAATCAGAACTTAAACTTGTAAAAAATAGAGTATTGATAGAGTATATATACAGTATAGATACACTATCGCAAGAAGAAGAAGAAAAAGAAGAAGAAAAAGAAGAAGAAGTTTTAACGATTGAGAATCGTAAATTAAAATTTATTGAATCATTAAAGCCATATACAGAAACTTATTCAAAAGATATGTTAAATTTGTTTTATTTGTATTGGACAGAACACGGAGATAATGATTTAAAGATGCGTTTTGAAAAAGAAAAAACATTTGGACTTAAACAACGTTTAGAAAGATGGAATAAAAACAACTTTAATAAACAACAAGAACCAATTGAAGATAAATATATGAATCACGTACTTAAACAAATAAACTTAAACAAATGATTTTAAACAACGGACATAGTACTCAATAC